TGACTTTTTCGTTAGAACTGATAAATGTTTCAAATGATAGGTAGAGGTTTGCGACCTCTTCTTCCGCCAATTTAGTTTGTTCCACAATTTGTTTTTGTAGATTTTCGTTATAGAGAACTTCAATATCCCAAGAAGCCTTTTCTTTAGTGAAAATACCAGAATCTTTAATCTCCGTTTTTTCAGAACCGTCCTTATTATTTTCACCTTTGCCAAGAGCTTCCTGTAATCGTTTTTGAGCTTCTTCAATTTTATAAACGTACTCCTCAGTCACGATTGCTTTTGCTTCAAAAAAGTAGAACTCTTTTTCTGTTTGGCGTTCAGAAAAGGCAAAAAATTCACCAGTTACAAATGTCAGTTCACTAGGTAATTCTTTGAAGTAAGTTCCTTCTAGGACTTTTCGGATAGCCTTGTTTTTTGATCGTTCAATTCTAACAGTCGCAATGGAAAGAAAGTCGCTTCCGTTTACTTCTTTTCGAGTATGAACTTCGATATTCATACGTCTTAGGATCTCACGGGCTTTTATATCTTGTTTGGAGTTTTTGACTTTTCCTTTATCGTCATAATCGAGGACGTTTATTTCTAAATTTTTGATAACGTCTCTTCTCATAACTCTTGCAAATCTATCATCTTTGAAAGGCTGTAATTCCCCTTCATGATGGCGGTAAGCTATCGTTACAGAATAAGCTATTGCAATGACAGCTAAGAAGAAGCAGGACGCTAGGATAAACCCAGTTAGAGGCAATTCAAAATGTATGATTTTCTGTAGCCTCATACCTAAGTTGCTTCCAATTCCAACTGAATCCTGAATTTTCAGGGCTATTTTTTGTATCAAGAATATCAGTAGTTGGGTTGAAATAAGTGTTCCTACAAGAATTGACAAAGCAAAACCAACGCCCCACAACGTTTTTGAAGTTTCTGCGTATGGATAAACATTCTTTCCGTCTTTGAAATATCGCTGTAGCTTCTTTTTCTTTTCTTTTGAACTTTTGGAACTCATAGCTTACTCCTTGTTATAGTTTGTAATCTTCCTCAGTTTTAGGGAGACTGATAATTCCATAATGTTCTTCGTAAAACTGAACCAGCCCCTCAATCGTATTATACCTAGCTTGTTTCCAACCGTTTTCTGTTAAATTGCGGATAGATTTTGTTGTCACACCGATACATTGAGCTACATAATAAGCACTAAACTTACCATTTCTCAAATCCTCAAAAATTCGGTTACAAGCAAACTCAATTAATTTTATTAAGTATTCTGTTTCCATAATTCTCCTCTAATCGTTAAAATAAATTATTTTTTACTACTATTATATCAAATAAACGTTAGAAAATCAGTATTTTACAATAAAAATATTATTGAAAAAAATAACAAAAAATGGTAAAATGAGTATAAAAAAATAAGGGGAGTTTAATAATGAGCTACAATCCTACGGATTTTTTCAAAAAGAAAAAAGAAAATGTTGGTGAGGTCAAGATAGAATTTGATCCAAATGTTATCACTCGTAAAAGTGAACGAAAGGCAATGTCAACAAAAGAAATTGCCGAATATTCAAGAGAAGCTGTCAGAGGAACAAGTTTAGGTAGTTCTCAGGCAAACATGGGGCTATCCTCTTCAATGGGGAAATCAGATCGTCAGACAGCGTTACTTGCAGGAATTAAAAAAGGTAAGTTCAAGAGCGTTGCTCAAATTGCTATGGCGTTGAACGTCAAAGAACCAACAGTTAAAAAATATTTGAAAGAACTAAATATAGACTTTGACCTAAAAACAGGGCGATTAAAAACAAATTAAAAAAGCGTGTTTTAAAACACGTCTTTTTATTTTTATAAACACAAAAATAATATCTAAACACAAAAAGCAATGGGCAAAAACATAAAAACATAATAAAAATAAGCTAGAAAATAATCTAGCTTATTTTTCCATAGTTTTCAAAGCCTCTTCAACATCAAAGGCGTTCAAGATACATGAGAAGGCAAGGGCGATATTTCCAAGTCCTGCCCGTGCAACACGCATAAGTTTTTCACGTTGAGAAGGGGTCATAGAGATATTCAAACGATTAGTTCGTGAATCATTAACAAAACTGTTTTGTACAAAGAAGGTAGGCTCTTCAATAGCTTTATCAACGTCAAAAGCGTCAAGGATCGCACCGATAGCTTTTGACTTATTTTGACACCCTTCCGCAATTAAACGTTCCAGTTTGTCTAAGTTAGCGTCAGAAATGCTTGTAGAAAGTTTTTCGTGTTTTGGTTCACTAATTTGGAGTTTGTTGAAGAAAATATTAGGCTGTTCTGTAGCTTTTGTTTTTTCTACAACATCTTCCTGAGTAGCTTCTTTTTTTGTTTCTACTTTCTTTTTGGTAGTTTTCTTAGCTGTTTTCTTTTTGGGTGTTTCAAGTGGTTGCTCGTCTGTATCAATAGCGTCTAAAACCACTTTCTTTTTCGTTTTAGTTGGTTGTTTAGTTGGTAAATCAAATGTCATGTTTAGTTCCTCTTTCGTATTTTTTTAAATATAAAATTGTGATTAACAATTATTATATAGTGTTGAATGATAAAAGAAAATAATCAATCAACACAGAATAATAATCAAACTACATCAATATTGTTTTTAATAATTTCAAGACTTTCTTTTAATTTTGCAAAGTATTTATCAAAACTTTCGTCACGGTATTTTGAACGCTTCATAATATCAAATACTGTTTTATTTTCCGCACTAGCGTCACGGAAAATGTTGCGCTCCCAAATGTTCGTGATGAACAATTCATTATCCTTAGTTTGTTCTAGGTATTCATTTGTTGCGGTAATACCGTGAGAACCACCACCAGATTTAAGTAAGTTACCTACAAAGACAATTTTTGCTTTCATGATAGGTTCGTCCTCGTCATTAACAAGGTTATCATCATTTTTAAGAGCTTCTGCACGGTTGTATACTCCAATCGCACCGTCCATTTCATCACGACCTGAACCTGCGACTGCAATTAACAAGTCACTAGCTAGGTAAAAACTATCAAGCAGAATACCTTCGCTGTTATGAGTGTCAATCACTACATAATCGTAGTATTCACTCAATTTAGAACGTTTGAGCCAACGTTTAAAGATTAGTGGACTTTTACGTTCTTTGTGTTCAATATGATCTTCAACCTCTTTCAAGCTCTTTGTAGCAACAAGTAGGTCAAGATTGTCTTTGACAGTTAAAGGGACAACAGGTTTCTTGCGGAAAATGTTCTCAAATAGATTTTCCTCAGATGAAATATTAACAATATTTCCTTCTTCGTTTTTCTGATAAACAAAACGTTTAGTTGTGTCTCCCTGACGGTTTGCGTCAATCAGTAAAACACGACCATAGTATGCAAGATAATCAGCAATTAATGTTGCGAGAGCCGATTTTCCTACTCCTCCCTTTAAAGAAGTGAGTGTGATAACTTTCATAATTTATTACTCCTGAAATATAAGATAGTGTTTATTTTTCTATGTTGGGTGAATATGAATTATAACCAAACAACACAAAAACTTAATTCCTTAACACAATTTAATAATACCACAACGAAAAAAGCATGTCAACAAAAAAATGAAAAAAAGTTTAAATTTTTTAAAAATAAAAAAACCGCTATTTATATAGTTGTAAGTTAAAAATAATAATGGTATTATAGATTATATAAAAACAATCAAAGAGAGGAGATAAACGTGCAGAAACACAAGGTTATTGAAAAAGAATATGTACGCCTCACAAACGAGATCATGCAGTTCATTGAAGAAGAAAACCTCACTCCAACAGATCTAGTTATACATGGAATGAAGATTGGAACAACTTCTAAAATTTTTTACACTAAGGATAAAGAAAAGTTTTTTAAGTTGCGTGGTACAGTTATGTTGCAACTATGTAGTGTTTTAGATAAGTACAAAAAAGGGAAATACTTTGAAAAGCAACTACGGAAAATTTTTGATCGTGACAAACAATTCTTTTTCAAATGGCGAAAAGAACTAAAAGCAAGTAAAGAAATTGGATCTGCTATTGCGACAAATAGCATTAGGCAAGTCTATACAGGGGAAAAGGAATACCACTTTAGCATTTCTAAAATGATCCAACTTTTAGATTTTATAAATGATCTGGAAATGGAAGCTAAAGTTAAAAAAGGAGAATAAAAGTGGAAGTAAGAAAATCAACAAAGCACGTTCCAACGTATGAAAAGACTAGGAACTATACCAACTTTGAACGATATAAAACATTTGATGTAGAGGGTTTCTTTAAAGATAAAATATTGAAAGTAGTTGAAGTTTTAAGTACAAAACCCTTAAAAATGTTGGTTGAAATTGAAGAAGATAATACAGTTTATCCAGAATATCAAGACGGAAATGTAGCAAATAACAAAGGTAGACTTTTCCGCTTATATCTGGACACCCCTTCAAACAGAGCTGTAGAAGCAGGACAAGTAATGAGATCAGAAAATCCTTATGTGCAATTTGATCTTTCAGATTCTTATGTAAAGGTTGTCTCTTATGAAAAATTATTTGTCTATACAGGTGGGATTGTTCTGATTGACAGGAAACAAAAGAACCTCAAGGAATTTTATAATGGGAGAGAATAAATGGTAGCGATTGAAGCAGAAAAAATTAAAGGACTGATGTTTTTTCGAGGGATCAATCAAGAAATGATCTTTGAAGAAGCTGAGTTTGAAACTGTATGTGCTTACGAAAGGTCCTCAGACGAGATCAGAATTATTTTGCAAAATGTAAAGGTTGATTCTCCAAACGAAGAGGAACTGGTTTTTGTTAGATTGGTGGGTTCAAATGGCAAAGGTTTGCCTGTAGATTCAATGAAAAGCGGTCACAAAGTGACAATGAATGATATGGAGATTGAAAAAATCTCACACGTTCGTTCCCAATTAACAATTACAGTCTCTTCTATTAAGTTGGGAAAATACAAATTGAGTAGTGAAAACAAAATTGAAATTGTAGAAAGCTGATAGGAAGGAGAGTATATGCTGAATAAGTACGAAGTTTTGCAGGAGAAAATAAGTAACCAACCTGCATTAGGACAACAACGATTAAAAAATATGTTGCAATTTTTACGAGAAGGTCATGTAGGAAAAGCGGATCTTGAAAAAATTTTGACGTATGAATATAAAGGAAAAATCGAAGAACAAACTGAACTATACAATATACTAGTAGGTTTAGTAATTGACTTATACATTAAAGAAAATAGTCAAGAAGTTTTTTTGAAATTGTATAACGAATTACAAGAAGAAAAGACGGAAGGGCAACTTGAAGAGGCTGAAAAAGAAAAACCAAAAGAGGAAACGTCTGAACTATTTATCCCTCAACACACAGATAGAACCCCAAAAGCTGTCTCACCTAGAAAAAAGATACCTTTAGTGTCACAAAAGAAAGAAGAAGTAGCGGAACAACCTCAACACACAGAACAACAACCAATAGTGTCTGTTGAACCTACACTTCCTAAAGAAGAACCAAAAGAAGTTGAAAAAATACCTGAATTAGTTGAAGAAGAACAAATTGAAAGTATTAAACCAACTCCTTATGTAGCTCCTACTGTTGAACCTATCCTTGAAGATATTGAAACGGAAGTTGACGAGGAAGAAGAAAACGAGACAGAAGAAGTTGAAGTTGCAAATGATGTAGAAGAAGATCATTTTGTTGATGAAGAAGATGATTTTGACGAGGAAGAAGAATTGGAAGAACGTAAAAAAAGTGGTGTATTCAAATACTTGGCAATAGGGATTCCTACTGTATTGATTATTGGAAGTTTAGCTTTTTGGCAGGTAACTACAAATCACAAAAATACTAGTCGGACAGAACAACAAGTAGCAAAAATCCTAGAAGAAGCTCCTAAAGAAAGTAAAAAAGGGGCAGGGTTATCAAGTAGCGAATATGATGATAATATCAAAACGCTGACACAAGGGATTGATTCAATTAAACAAAATGACAAAACAGGTCTTTCTGGGTACTTGGTAGTTGATGATAAAAAATATATTGTTCAAAAGTACGATCAAGCTAGTGGCTCTTTGACTGTATTTGACGCAGACGGAGAAAAAATTGTCTTTGATGAAGATTGGGTTCAAAAGTTGATTGACCGTTCAAAAGAAGGCAAAACAAAACTTCCTGACAGTTCTGCAAATGGAGACAAAATTTCAGTAGAAAGCAAAGAAAGTGAAAGTTCAACTGACACAGAAGGGAGTAACTAATGAAAATTAAATTGCCTGATTACAGTACGCAAGAATGGTTGTTCTTTGTTTTAAAGCTCATTTTGGTTTTGGTGTTACTATTTTTGCCTTTCCATCTAGGATATTCTTTTAAACACTATTACCATGTGCTAGGGTTTATGATCCTACCGTTTACTTTAGGAGTTATTCCAGTATTATTTGGTTTTAAAGGAATTTGGAAATGGTTTGTGCTAGGTGTAGGTACTACAGCAACTTTAGTTTGGTTAGGATTTAGTTTATTTACCAGAGGGTACATTGCTTATATGGGAGAAGATGGATTTAGAGTATTAGATCAAAGCAACCCTAACTTTGTATTTTCGGTGTCTGATAAGGATAAATCTGCAATTAAAGGAAGCTCTTATATTGTGTTCACAAACCCAACGTGTGAAACGTGTCAAGAGACAGTTCCAAAACTTCAAAGCCTCACAGGAAGAGAACAGACAGCAATCGTTTATGTAGATGTAACAAGTGATTTTGGCAAGGAATATGTAAAACATTTTCCAGATATTGAAAAAGTTCCTTCCGCTTATAATCGTGAAACAGGAGAGGTTTTGCGATTAGGGTTCCATACAGACAATGGAATTGAGGTTTTGGAAGAAAACATTAATAAAATCGCCAATGATACAAAATACTAGAAAAGAGGATAAATAAATGGCTAAATCAGAAGAACAATTAAAAGAAGAATTTTTGTTTATTGTTGATAACAACAACGAACTACGAAATAAAGTAATTGCTTCCTACAATGATTTTTTGGAAGAATACCGCCAATTTTTAGGCAAGGACTACGCAACACTTACAATTTACGAGGCTATCGAGTCTGCACAGGACTACGCAATTCAGAAAGATGAAGAAGAAGGCGGAACGTTCTATACAGAACTCCTTGCGGATTGGTATGACGAACAAGTTTTGGAATGGAAAAAACGTGTAGACGCTTTGAAAAATGACTATATGCTTGAAACCGTTCCAGTTATTGATGAAGAAGATAATGTTGATTGGGGAGACTATGTGCGTCCTGTTATTTACGATATCACGGATTGGGGTTATCTAGTCGTACCTGATGAAAAGCACCTAGTAGAAAATGATATCAAAGGTTTAGAGCATATCGTTTATACGATTGAATACTATAACTTCCCTATCTATTCAAAAGACGACTTTGATAGCTCAGAAGAGTTACAAGAATTTTATAAGAGCTATAAACGATACGAGGAATTGTTACGGACGAACAATATTACAGCCTCAGACACTTGGAAGTTTGCTCTAAACCCTCAGTTTGCTTATGATAAATGGGCAGGTCGCAGGGTGACTGATCCAGAAGATATGTTGAAACTTGCTCAATACCTAAACCAATGTCTGCAACGAATTGAAAAGGATATTGAAGAAGCTCTAACAGGCGTTAAGAAGTCAGAGCAAGCTCACTTATACTTGAAGGAAACTTACTATGATGATGAAAAAGCAAAACAACTATTTAAAACATGGATCTCTACAAAAGGTTATTAGTATAGGCTTTCTATTGGCTTTTAGCTTGGTTGGGGTAGCTTGTTCAAAACAGGTTGCGACAGTAGATAAAAATGCAAAAGTGAGTGATAGTTTAAAACCTCAAAAGGAAGAAAAGGGAAGTTTATCTAAAAAAGATTATCAGGCACTCAGAGAAGCCTTAGTTAAAAATGGACTTTACTTAAACAAAGATAATACAATAGGTGGTGTTTTTAATCTTTCAGATGGATCAACCATGCGTGTTTTTCGTTTAGATGGAGACGGAAACCTTTGGGGAACTGTTAAAACAGGTGATAACGAAGAAAAAATAGCTATGTTTGATTATGCTTCTGTTTTAACTTTTATTGAAAGAAAAGAAAGCGTAAATGTGGAGTGAGGTATGGCAAAAAATTATATATTTGTCCGCTTGAATACAAGACGGTTAAATAAATACGAGAAACAAAGGATTGAACGCTTAGTAGAAAATCTACAAAGAAAAAGTGACAATAAGGATCACTATGTGTTTATTTCATTGTTGGAGTGGCGCAAAATTGAAGATAAAGTAGTTTTGCGTCCTGATTTATATAAAAACCTAGAGGTGGATCTGGTAAATATGCCAGAAGAAAATATCATGAAAGGTGGAATGGTTGGAACTGAGCCTTTTATGGCGTGGCTTGAAAAAATACCTAGAAGTGATGTTTTTTATAAAGAAGGGGATATTGAAATTGATGGATCTGCTTTTTGGGATAGTCCAGAGGAAGGGTAAATAAGGTATGTTCGAGAAAATTGGAATATGGTTAGATGATTTAGAAGATTTGGTAAAAGCGTCTGATTGGAAAAAAATCACTTTGGCTACGATTGTACCTGTTGTAGTAGCTTTTATTGCAGGTGGTTACTTTTTTTCAAAAAAAGTAACCGTTACGCAAACTTACACAACTAGCGAGGTAGGGAGATTGTTTTCAACACAGGATCTTCCAACGCAAATTGGTAATATTGAAAACAACGAATTGAGAGTGGTACAAGGACAGCTTGCAGATATTCAGGCAGAGCAGGAAAAGGACGAAAATGGAGATCCTACGGATTTTGCTTTGAATTTTACAAAGTTGAACGCTGATACAGACTTAAATAACTTTTTTAAGACACTTATTGGTATCAGGTTTGATACAAAGGTAGACACAGCCTATAGAAGTTTGAAACCGTATCTAGCTTCAAGTGCAAGCACAGAAGAACCGATTGACGCAGATAATGCTAAGAAAAATGAAAATACGCCAGAAGAGGGCGGAGAAGAAAATCTAAGTGTTCAGAAGAATATTTACAACCTTCTTGCTTCTCAATCATGGGGGAAAGAAACTCAATCTACTACAGCTTTAGCAGGTTCGGTTATGGTATCTGTTATGAGTGGTTCAACAAGTGCCAATAGATATTTTCAGGTATTAGTTCCAGTAACGAATGACAAGCGAGATTTTGCGCTATTAAATTATATTGTGAAAACAAATGAGAGTGGGAAAGTTCTTGCTTGTACTTATACAGGAGCATTACAGGGATATTCTGATCTAAATACTTACTACAAAAAAGTTGCTGATCTTTTGAATGGCAATACGGTAAGAGACGACAGAGGTAAATACAGCACTAAGGAAAATGCAGAAGATTTTAACCATCACAGCACAGAGGAGTAACAAATGAGTAGTTTAACAAAAAGAATATTGATTAGTTTTGTTGGTGTCGTGATCCTTGGGCTTGCTTGTTTTTTCTTATTTTTTAATAAAAAGACTTCTGGGAATAAGTTCAAACTAGAGGAGGCAACTACCCAATCTTCCTCCAAAAAAGAGAAGAAAAAAGAACAAGTGGAAATTGTCACTAGCAATCCTCAAAAAGAGCTAGAAAAAACTCTTGAAAAGCCAGACGAAGAGGTGACAGGCGAAGAAGCTGACACAGTAAAAGAAATGATTCAAAAAATGGTTGACGCTCTTAGTCAAGCACCAGATAAAAACTCAATCGTTCCTGATCGAATGAACCATGATTTATCAAGTTATCGTAGAGATTTATTGATCATCAAAGAAAAAATGATTCTTAATTATCAATATGACGCTTCAAAAACGAAAGTGTTTAAATCAAACCTAGACGGAACGTTGCAATTCACTATGACGTTTAGTGATGGTTTAAATATCATGGTTTACTCAGGAAATTATGATACTATGACAGAGCAGATTCAACTAGCAACTTATAGGGAAGGAGAATGAAAATGACAGATGTAATTTCAATCAAAGATTATACTTTGGCAGGAATGAATTTTGCATTAAAAAATGTATCTGACAACAAAGATGATTTTGAGGCTAATTTGGAAATGTGGCTAAAAAACATTGATGAAGCAGGCGGAAACTTATCTGACGAAGATAAGAAAATCTTTGGAGATCAAGAACAAGCACTTCATTTTGTAAAGTTAGAGGATATGTCTGGACAAGATGATATCGAGAAAGAGTTAAAAACACTATGTGGTTTGATTGTACCGCTGAACACGTTAAATGATTGGAGTAGTAGCAATCTTAAAGCCCTAGAAGAAGGTGAGAAGGAAGCTGATCCAGAAGATAAAGAGTTATATTCTAACGTCATTCGTGTAATTCAGGACTTTGCGAAAGAAGTGATTACTCTTTCTAATGAGGTTTCAGAAATAACGGAGCAATTAAAGCGTTCAAAAGAATTAATGGCTGTAATTTAAGTTCAAAAAGCAAGTTCACAAAGAGCTTGCTTTTTTTGATACAATTAAATAGATCAGAAAAGGAGAGAGATATGGTTACTATTAAACGAAAAAAAGAAACTAAAGATGATCTATTAAAGCGAGCTACAACTGAGTTTGAAAAAAAGTTTGATTTGAAAGGTTTTACAGAAACCCTGATTGAAGCTGAACCGAGCGTAATTAAAGAATTAGTTGAAGATCACCTTCATTCAGAGGGTTTTCCTGTAGGAGTGACTTATATAGACGTAGATTGGCACTTAAAACCACGTCTGAGAGTGTCTTATGATAAGTGGGTAGAAATAGGTATTAGTAATGGGTATATTGTTGAAACGGACTTGCAAGACGGTTTAAGAACGTTTTTTGCTACAGGACGTGCTACTGAAATGGCGTTAAAAGAATGGCAACAGAACCATCTAATAGACCTAGAAGTGGTATTGAATGAAACTATTGATAAATGGGAAAAAAGAATGGTTAGTTCAGAAGGGTTGCTTGATAACTTTTATAGCCTTTTTGACGCTTTACAAGTGAACAAGATCCTAACAGAAAATATAGATAGCTACCCTGAATTGGTTGCGGAGTTTATTGATAAAACTAAAGAGGCAGGTATTGAAAATGCAAAACTGAACAATACCTTATATCAAGTCAAAGTGAACACGCAGGGCAATGAGAGTGATATTGTCCTACTAATGACGTTGATGTTAAATATCAATAGACCGCAATCAATAGATAGTGTTCCTAAAATGAGTTCAGAGGATTTTAATACATTATTGTGTTTACCTAGCCTATTCAAAAAGCTAAGTAAAAACATTGAAATTCTTGATAATGTAGACATTTGGGAAGAAAGGAATAAACAAATTGCTTCTGAGGCAAAGGCGCTTCAAAAAATATCTCAAATTTTACTAGATGGTTTTAACCCAGACGAAGTTTTGCAAGGTTTAATGACTGCACCAACTTTTGACAATCCTTACTATAAACGATTGGAAGAAATGGCAGAAAAGTATAATGTATCTCCTGAAAGACTATTATCGAAAAAGCCAAAAATAACAGTAAAATTCAATGGGGATATAGAAGAATTGTCAAAGAAAATTTTTGACAATGAGTTGTCAGACTACGATAATTACAAAAAATTTGTGTCTGGCGATAAAGAATTAATTAGTAATTTTTGGCTGAAAGAACCATTAAAAAATGCAATAAATGTTGAAATGGCTATCAATTAGAGAATAAAAAGTATTATTTTGTAAGATATAAAATAATACTTTTTTGTTGTTTATTGCTTGATTTTTCTAAAGGATAGTGCTATAATTTGAAGTATATTATATGTCACAGAGGAGGTGTAATAATGAAATCAAAACGTGACATTTTTGAGCCAATGGCGGTTGATCTTGGATTGACTAAAAGAGGCGCAAAGGAAGCTGTAGACTATGTTTTTGAGAAAATCTCAGGATTTTTGTCTGATGGTGAGAAAGTTCGTATCGACAAGTTTGGAAACTTTGAAGTACGAGAACGTGCTGAACGTAAGGGTCGCAACCCACAAACAGGCAAAGAAATCACTATCACAGCTAAGAAGTCTCCTGTATTTAAAGCAGGTAAGGGATTGAAAGAAAAAGTCAATAAGGCTTGATCTTTATGGAAAAGAAAGGAAGTTCTATTTTTATGGAATTGAAAGAAAAAGGTCATGGATTTATTCGCAAGAATAAAGCAGGGAAAGTTGTATCAGGAATTGTTCTTGGGGCAACAATGTTTTTGGCAGGGCAAGTAGCTTCTGCTGATGAAGTTAAATCAAACACAGACGCAACTCCAACAGCAACCGTAGCGACAGAAACAAAAGCGCCAGTAGCAACAAACGCTACAGGAACTCCAACAGCAACAAACGCTAACGCTCAAAATCAAGAAGCAACAGCGGAAACAAAAGAAGCACCTAAGACAGAAGAAATTAAAGATCAAGCAGGGCTTGATAAAAAGTATTCTGATCTTAAAGAAGAAGCTAAAAAACTTGATGTAGAAGTTAAAGAAGGTAAAAAAGTTACTCACGACACAGCAGAAAAAGCCTCTAAAGATCTTGACGCACAAGGTAAGAAAATTAAAGAGCTTGCCAAAGGTCGTGATGAAGCTAACGCAAAACTTCAGAAAGCTATCGCAGACGCAAAAGCGGTAGGGATCAATGTACAACTTGACGAAAAAGTAACGTATGATGATCTTGCAAAAGGCGAAGAAGATATTGCCAAACAAGTTGAAGAATTGAACGCTTTAACTGGAAAAGTTAAAGACGCACAAGGTCGCTTGTCTAAGGCAGTTGAAATGGCTAAACAAGCAGGCGTTAAGTTTGAAGGTGTAAAAACTATTGATCTTAAAGATGGTGATGTAGAAGCCTTTTCAAAACAAGTTGAAGAAGCTGAAAAAGCACTTAACGAAGTTGTTGCGCAACAAAAAGCTGTAGACGCTGAATTGAATAAAGTTGTTGCAGAAGCAAAAGCTAAAGGCGTGAACGTTTCTGTAGAAGGTGAAACAGTAGTTGAACCTAAAGACGCACAAAAAGCTATTGCGGACGCAAAAGCTAAAGTTGCCAAAGCTATCGCAGACGCAGAAGCTAAAAACAAAACCATTCGTGAAAATAATGCCAAAGTGAATGAAGCTAACAAAATGGCAAAAGCTGAACTTGTTAGTGGATCAACAGCAACTAAGAACGCTGATGGCTCTTACACACAAACTGTTTCTATCAAGAACGAAAAAGCAGGAAGCAAATGGAACGGAAATGTAACTAACAGCGGAAGTGCTGACGTTGTTTCAGTTAAATTGGTTTCTCCTTCTGGTAAAGAAACAGTTTTTGCAAATGGAAAAGTAGATTCTTCTAAAGCGCTTGACGAAGTTGGCGAATACAAACTTGTTTATACTTTCAAAGCTAAAGACAACACAGCAGGATCTATTTCAGGTAAATTGAGTGTTGAAGGTCAAGCAGGACAAAACGGTAAGGCTACAGGTTCAGTTGCCTTTACAACTAAGTCAACTGAACAGGCTTCAAACGAAGTTAAACCTCGTAATATCCTAGTTGCAGTTGACGGTTCAGGTTCAACAGTTGGTGGTACTATAAAAGAAGTCTTAGAAGATTTAACGACTATCGCTGAAAGCATGAACGACAAGGATAAAGTCATGTTGGCTTTCTATGAAACAAATAATGGTGGCTCTTATTATACAATGGGAGAAATGGACCATGATCGCCCTGTTTCACGTCTAATGAGTAAACAAGAGTTGTTAGATATTATTGCTAAAGTGAAGCCTAATAAAAACAACAATTTTATGGCAGGTTCTTGGCACACAGAATTATATCATGCTAAATTGTTGTACGACTTCCAAGGCAAAAAAGAAAGTCAAGAGTTTGAAGATCTTTTTGATAAAGTTCGTGATAAAAATGCAACCGCAGTTGTAGTCCAGTTGACAGATGATTGGAAAATGCAAGATGAAACATTTGACGGTTCAATTCTTGAGTGGGCAAGCAAAAACGCAAAAACTTTGTTGAGCATTATTTATGGCGGTGCTGATTCCCGTGCTAATAAGAGCATGATTCAAGCGGGACACCCTAATATTTTTCTTGCAGGACCAAGCGGAAGCGATATTCCAAATAAGGAACGTAGCAAGAAACTTGCTGAACAAATTGCTTCAACAACAGTTGAAAAAGTAACTAAAGGCGAAGCTCAAACTGTTAAAGTTACAGTTGGCGGTAACGGTGTAACAGTTACTAAAGCAACTCTTAAAGGAGCAACTACTAAAGATCTTGTAGTTAAAGACGGTAAAGTTGATTTTTCTGAAAAACTTGCTGACGGAAGTTACACTCTTGAATTTGAAGCAACAGGAAACGGTACAGTAACCGCAGTTGTGAATATTGATGGTAAAGAAGCAGGTAAGAAAGCAGTTGAAATTAAATCAACAGCAGGTTCAAACGGTGCTTCTAATGCAAAAGAAGATAAACTTCAACCTTCTAAACTTGGTACTACCAATCAAGAAGTGAAACCAGAAGCGGTTAAGGTTGCTAAAGTAACGTTGAAAACGACAGAACCAAAAGTAGGTAATGTTGAAGCTAAAGCTCATGAAATTGGGGTATCATCAGAAGTACACCCTGTAGATGTAGCTAAAAAAGCGGTTGTAAAACAAAGCACACCTAGCCTTCCACTTACAGGAACTACAGCCTCAGTAGCTCTTGTTATGGCAGGTATGGGAGCGTTGGTATTGGCAGGCGCAACTCTTAAAAAGAAAGAAAATTAATGTCTGACCTCTAAGTTAGGAGAACGTTAAAAAACGTTCTCCTAACTTAGAGGGAGAAAGGAAATTATGGAAATGAAGAAAACAGAAAATGTTAAAGGTCATGGCTTTTTGCGTAAGACTAAAGCCTTTGGTTTAGCAAGTGGTATTGCCCTTGGAGCAACACTTTTGATTGGAGCTAACACAGCTTCCGCAGATGAAGCAACAACAGCTACACCATCTACAACAGCAACCACAAATGAAAGTAAAACAGTTGTAGTAGATGAAGGTTTGACAGAAACAGCTAACAAAGCAAAAGAAGCAGGATTGACTGTAAACGCTGAACCAACTAAGAATATTGGTACTGCAAACACGGAAGAAGAAACTGCTAAACTTGCTGAACAAGCTAAAAAAGAAGTTGAAACTCAAAAGGCAGAAATTGAAAAGAAAACAACTGAGTTTAAAGCTCAATCACAAGCAGGTGGTGTAAAACGTCAAGAAGTGATTGACAATTTGAGCAATAACCCTTCACTTTACAATACTACTGGTGACGGTTTACGAGCGTTGGCTGATGATGCTTATAACAAAGGTCAAGCTAGTTTTGGGGAGTTTTCTTCAAGCAATGGCACAGTACGCTATTTGAACGCTCCTAGTGAGTTCAATGCAGACCAAATTGACCCAACGATTGCTGTTTTAAATTCTGCTATCGGCACAACACCAAAAGAAATCACTATGAAGTACGCAGGTGGGAACGTGTTTAGTAAGGAAGCTAATTCTCTTCAAGACCGTTCATCACTTAAAGTAGTTCCTATCTTGGTAAATGATGGTGAAACTATCACTTATAAAGTGAATGTTTCTGCTGATTCTGAATTAGGGAAGTTGGGAGTTAAAACAGTTGAACGTTCCCTTACTTTAAAAGGTTCGCCTGTAGGCACAGGGAAAATTGCACTTTTAGCAGACCGCACAGGTTCAGTTCTTAATAACCATATCTTTGGTGGTTTAGGTAAATCTAACGAAGTCATGAACAACGGTAAAGAATTTGACGTTGTAAGCTCATGGAACTACCTTGACGCTTCTGGTAAAGCTATTGATTCTAAAGAATTGACTGCAAAATTTGTTAATGCTAAATGGTATCCTAACCTAAATATTAAAGCTAGTGATATCAAATTAGCTCCAACAACAGAAAACAAACCTCACAATCTAAACTATGGTACAGCCGATACAAAAACATTATCTGATACTTTTGTTAATGGTGGTAGCAAATTTGTAGAATCAACTACAAAATACAAGTTGGGAGAAGAATATACAGCTAAACATATTGACCCTATTCAGAACGTGATGGATTTTAATTCAAAATTAGTTGAGGTAGTAAACAACAACTACGCAACAACTCCAACAGCGCCAACAGTCAACTATCACCTTGTATCTTACACTGTAAATAAACCAACAGCGACTAACCCAAATAAAGACGCTAAAGGTTTGGTTGAAGTACATTATGTTGTTGATAATACAGAACGTACTGTATTGAAAGATCCTGTAATTCAAACGCCTGAAAGCCCAATCGGAACTAAGTATGATACTACAAGCATTAAGTTGCCAACTATCACAAAAGATGGAAAAACTTATGAAGTAGTACGTTCAGAAGGTACTGAAAAAGGTCAAGTTGTTAAAGGCAAAACAGTTGTAACTTACTTGTACAAGTTGAAAGAAGAGCCAAAACCAACTCCAACCCCAGAAGTTAAGAAAGGTTCAATCATTCAAAAATTTGTTGACGAAAGTGGTAAGGAAATTGCTAAGTCTACAAACACAGGTGAAAAACCAGTTGATGAAGCAGTTAAATTAAGTCACCCTAACGAAATTACATTTGAAGGTAAGACTTATACTTTCACTAAACAAGACAAGGTTGATCCTACTAAGATTCCTAACGGAACGGAAACAATCACCTATGTTTACAAGTTGAAAGAAGAACCAAAACCAACTCCAACGCCTACCCCAGTTGAAAATCCAACAACAATCCATATTGACGGGGATTCAGGTAAGGAAATTGCCCCTCCTGAAAAAGGAACAAAACCTTTCAAGAATATTGATGGTTACGAACCTTCGCCAAAAGATCCTAAGAACGTAGAAGATCCAAAAGGTGAAACAGTTCGTGTCTACAACCGAATTAAGAAAGGTAATGTAGAAGTTCGTTACGTTAAAGATGACGCTTCTAAGACTGTATTGAAAGATCCAGTAGCAGATACAGTAGATGGCAAAGTTGGTTCAGACTACGATACAACAGATCACAAACCAACAACAATCACCAAAGATGGCGTGACTTATGAATTAGTCCGTACAGAAGGGGTTGAAAAAGGTAAAGTTGTAGAAGGTAAAACAGTCGTAACTTATGTTTACCGTCAAACTGTAGAACCAACAACAGTCCATATTGACGAAGAAGGCAACCGTATTGCTCCTCCTGAAAAAGGAACAAAACCATTCAAGACTATTGATGGCTTTGAACCTTCACCAAAAGATCCTAAGAACGTAGAAAATCCAAAAGGCGAAACAGTTCGTGTCTACAAGATTGTCAAAGGTGACGTTGAAGTACGTTACGTTAAAGACGACAAAGAACGTACAGTTCTTAAAGATCCAGTAGCAGATACTACACAAGCTAAAGTAGGTACTAAGTACGATACAACAGATCACAAACCAGTTACAATCACTAAAGACGGTGTAACTTATGAGTTAGTCCGTACAGAAGGTAACGAAAAAGGTGACGTGGTTAAAGGTAAAACAGTTGTTACTTATGTCTACCGTGAAGTGCAAAAACCTATCACAATTCATATTGACACAGAAGGAAATCCAGTTGCACCACAAGAAGATGGTACTAAACCGTTTAAAGAAATCGAAGGCTACAAGCCTGCTCCTAGCGATTCTAAGAACGTGGAAGATCCAAAAGGTGTAACAGTCCGTGTCTATGATAAAGTGAAGCCAGAAGCTCCACAGGAAGCTCCTAAGACACCTGAAAAACCTCAACCTCAACAACCAGCTACACAAGCAGTTGTAACTAATCAGTTGCCACACACAGGATCAGAAGCAGGAACAGCTCTTGCTATCGCAGGTCTTGGTGTGCTTGGTTTAGGTGCGTTGGTTTACAAAAAGAAAGAAAACTAATTAGAGTTCTTTCTAAGTCTGCAAAATAAAATCATGAGATAATCAGGAAAAGCGATATACAATTTTGTATATCGCTTTTTTGTTGTGTTTAATTAAAAACAGCTTGACAGCAACCCAATAAGGGTGTATAATATAAATATAAAAAACGAAAAAGAAGGAAAAATAATGAGAAAAACTATTGAAGATTTTTTAAACGAAACAAAGCAACTTTCAGATGATACTGTTCTAGGGGAAGTAGTAGGAACAGATTTTTATTGGAAGTATGGCAAGGCGACTGAACGATTTTGGAAAAAGTATTTTGATAAGAAATGTCAAGTTACTATGAAACACTTGCGATATCTTGCTGATTTAGAGTTAAAAAACCTAGATAAATAAAGAATGAGGGGAAGTTATGACTTATACATTAAAAGTACAGATTGATCCCAAAGGGTACACAGAATACCTTGAAAAGATCTTTAAATATGGGTATAAAATGAAACGTGAAATGGTAAACTATTTCAATAGACAAGAATATCGTAGACAATCTTCTGATGATTATAAATATCTGGCAGAAGAAACTAAAACATTGAATGAATTGCAAAAAAAGATAAAAGAAACTAAATATAAAGGGCTAAAGAAAGCATTGAAAGCAGAGTATAAGGAGAAATCAGATGAGCTGAAAGAAGGTTGGATTGCTCTTAACAATGCTTTTGGTTTGAATAGTGGCAAATTTGTTGACTACAACAATATGGGGCAGGTAAGCGTTATGTACAAACGCTACTCAAAAGATGGTATTCTTGACTGGTCTAACGTTGAAAATATGGCGCAAGCTACTAAAAAAGCCTATTTAAAACGTAGAAGTCAGTCAGATAGTGATAACTTTTTGAAAGTTCCTAGAATGGTTGACTTTACAACTATCTGGTACAGAAAACAAAACCATAATGTCTCATTAGAAGGAATTTCGTTTGGGAAACGTAAAAACAAGATCACTCTTCCTTGGAAATTCAGAAATGATGATGAAGTTAGATTATCTTATGCACTAGAAACGCAAAAACTAGCTCTATATGCGATTAAACGTGTTCTAGTAAAAGATAATACATGGAAATATTATGGCTTGTTTGTGTTTGATGGTGTACCTTATGGTACGAAAGAAACCCTCCCTGCAAAAGGTAAAGTTGTAATTTCACTAGATGTAGACAAGTTAGAAGTCGTTGCAAAGAACGAAAGTTCAAACAAAGAATTGCGATTTGATCTAACGAATGATCTGGGATATTCAGAAAAATTGGCGGAGTTGGACGCAAAACTTGAAAATTCAAGACGAATGAACAATCCTGATAACTACGAAGAAAATGGTGTACCCAAAAAAGGAGTACACGCTTGGAAGAAGTCTAAAAATTATATCAAGATCAATAATAAGAAACGGTATATTTGGCACAAGATTAAGAACTATCGAAAAAATCGTTTTGAAAAGATTGTAAATGATATTTTAGATCTTGGTGACGAATTTATCGTCTATAAGGAGGATTTTAAAGCCCTACAGCAACGGAAAGACTTTGACAAGGAAAATATGTCATGGTTCGATACACGCAAGCAGAGAGGCTTTGAGATCATGTTTAATGCGCCTTATGAATTTTTGTTGTTGCTAAACATGAAATTGAGCTATTTTGGCAAGAAAACAGAAGAAATCACAAAGGGGAAGTAGTATGAAGAAAAGTAATTTTTATTTCAGGTATAGGAATGTTGGTGTTTTACCTTGTTCTTTATTTATCCTTTTTCTCCATTATATAATGGAGAAGGGGGTTGATTATTTTGGGATTTTCTTAGTAAAAATGTCGAATTTCCTAATTGCCGAAATATTCTTATGGATTGCATTTATTGGTTATTTTTTGATTGAAATGTGGTTTGTTATCCAATTAGCAAAGGAATTTTTTAGAGCTAGGTTCGCTATTGACAGAACTGGTTCACAAAGACTTGAAACTTTTTTTGGGAAGTTAGTAATGCAGTTGGTTGAAAAATGGAGGGAGAAAAATGATTGTAAAAAACTATAAAAGTAATGGGGAAGAAATAACTTATACGCTAGACTACGACCTTTTTAGTGTGAATGTAGAACATAAAAAGATTAATACAGGAGTTGTTGTTACTGATTTGACGGATCTTTTTGGTTGGTTGGAAGAACAGGGAGCAAGTGTAGATCCACTAAAAAAATTCCTTGAATACCAAAATAGCCTATTGCTCGCAGGAGAAACACTAGATTTTGCAATGAGTGAACACAAAATGACACAAAAGGAAATTGAAGATCTAGCAGATAAGTTGTTTGATAAAAATATATCAGATCGCTTGAAAAAAGTTGAGGAAAGGGCAAAAAGATAGAAAAATGATATGGCAAATTGGTTTGTAAGGATAAACCATAGGAAAGAAAATAAGGGAGAGTTCTATTCTGAGCAAGTGGAACGAAAACTGTATTTTGATTATGATACAAAGCGTGACGTGCTTGATAAAGTTAAAAATGATTATCCAGAATATTTTTTTGACAAAGTTCCTCAAAGAACGGTAGATAAAGAGTTCTTTTATGTCAATATCTATGAGTTGGACAGTCAATGGGAAGCGTTTTGGACAGAAAAAATACCTTGTCAATATTGCGGAAAAAACCCTGTAAGTCGTATTGAACTAAAAAATAATGATTATAGTGGATATTATTTTTGTTGTTTAGAACATGAGGAACAATACTACGAAAACCGTCTTAGAGAAGATGATAGGACTTACAAAAACGGTAGAGTGGTTGGCTTTATTTATAAGATAACTCATAAGCAAACAGGAAAAGTGTATATTGGTAAAACAGTAAATCACCCTATCTTTCGTTGGTTTCAACATTTTAAAGCGCAGACAGGTAGCTATTTCCATGAAGCAATGAAGAACAGCAAAATAACTGAGTGGACTTATGAGGTTATAGACGTTTTAGAAGAAGGGTCAGAGAAGGATTTGTTGGAGTTGGAAAGTAAGTATATTGCTGAATACAACGCAACGGATCATGAATTTGGTTACAATACAAAAGATTGAAAAAACACAAAACTTTCGAGGTGCTAGGAGCTGAAAAGCCTTGGTACGCTTGAAAGTTTTTATTATATCACGCGCACCATTAAAAAATAATAGAAAAACACAAAAAAATAATAAAAAGTGTTGACAAAGAGAAATAAAGGGTGTATAATATAACCATAAATGAAATATTTAAAAACAGGAGAACAGTAAAAATGAAATTGCCAAAATATAGAGCGTGGTCAAAAACGGAAAAAACTATGTCAGACGTGATAAGGATTGATTTTTTGAATGAAGAGGTTGACGCATTTTCATTTGAAGAGAACGAAATTGAAAAAGTTGAGCTCATGAGTTCAACAGGTCTATTTGACAAAAACGGTGCAGAGATCTTTGAGGGGGATATTCTCGCTGATGTAGACGAAAGCGGAGACGAACTAGTTTACTTGTATGTTATCTATAAGGACGGTAAGTTTATGGCTGTAGAAAATGAGGAACGTGGGTATTCTGCTGACTTAGTTGATTGTACCACTTACCACTCAGTAGTGGGGAATATCTACGAAAATGCTGAATTGCTAGGACGGTAAGGAGAAAAAAGATGGGAAAATTGATGGTTAGAGGTATTTCCACTCACGAAGAAAGTAAAGGTGAGTGGAAACGTGGCTATCTCATTGAAGATGAAGGAGTGTCTTATATTATCAATGGTGTCGTAGAAGCAAATGACGAGTATATCACTATTGGAGAGTGGTGTTCTGTAGATCCTGAAACATTGGGTCTGTCAACAGGGTTGCCTGATGAAAATGGGGTAGAGATCTTTGAGGGGGATATTCTCAAAGGTGAGAATGGCAATCTTGCAATCTATAGACACCCAACATTAGGGTTTTATACGATTGACAGTAGTAATTTTGAGTGTTTCTTTGCTGATGGAGTTAATGTTGGCGTGAAAGAGTTTAACGAAAATTTAAAATACATTTCAGAAGGTCTTGAAGTCATTGGCAATGTATACGAAAATCCAGAGTTGCTAGAAGAATAAGAGGTGGAAAAAATGGATAAAACACAATGGAATAAACTAGTAGCAAGAGAACTGACAGACGAAGAAAAAGAGTTCTTTGGAGATAAAGTGACAAGCATTTGGGAAGGAGCAACCCCTGAGATTGACGAGGAGGTGTTGGTCTATACTCTTAAAAGTGGCGTAACTACAGATACTTGGGTAGATTATGAAGATGGGGTTGGCTTTGAAAGTTTTGAGGAAGAAGTGATTTATTGGACTAGCTTCCCTGAACCTCCAAATGAATGATAATTAGAAATGAAAGGAATATTAAAAATGGGAATTGATTTATATGGTTTTGTGGAAGGCTTTAACGAAGCTAAAGGAGTATGGGAAAACATTTCTCCTTTAACGGATCAAAGTCAGTTGAATTATGATGGTTATGGTTATCCTAAAGAAGCACAATACTTATTTGGTAGAACACTCCCTGAAATGCTTGACGTAGTGCGTGATACGGAGTTATACACGTTATTGCGAGATACAAGTGGTGAAAAGATCAAAGGATTGTCTCCTTTAAACGTGAAAGGCGATACAGGAAAAGCAACTAACTTAACTAAGGATATTTTCTTTTACTTACATGACGTAAGTTCGCTATATGTAGTCGAGTTGCAATCGCTAAAAGACTATGAGAGCTACTTAGAAATTGTAGGTTCGCAGAAAGAAAACCTAACTAAGATGATTACACAAATTGAACAAGTGGGAGCAGGTTATTCTAAAATTAGGTTTGTGTATGCTTTCTTCTAAAAAACGTGTCTTTCGAGAAATTAATAAAGGTTTATTGTACGAGGAATAGTGATGAAGCTAAAAAACAGACTAATTCTTATAAGTCACGTCAAGAGTATTAAAACTCTAAGTGAGTTTATAGGCTATGTCGCAGAAAGCACGTTGGGAACGATAGTTATTGTTGTTATTGGGGTTATATTTAGCCCCCTTCTTTTAGTTCTGTTTCCTTTTGCGTATATAGAACGGTGTATCAGAGAAGCCTTGTATGTAAAAAGAATGTTAGAAAAAAATCCTCAGTTGAGGAGCTACTATGAGGAAAATAAAGAAGAAACAAAGTGACAAAAAGAGTGAAAAGGAGAATAAAAAAATGGGCAGATTGAAGTTCAGAGCGTGGGATAAAAACAAACAGAAGATGTATACAACTAGTGAACTGATTATCTGGGATAACAAAGTTTATGCAAATGATATCAGAGATCTTACTCATAAAGTATTGAATGGTTGGGTGATTGATGAAGATTATCTTATGCAATCAACAGGGATCTTTGACAAGGACGGAGTAGAAATTTTTGAGGGCGATATCCTTGAGTTGAAAGACGGAGACGAAGTTCTCGGAAATGCGAAGCTAGTTTGGAATAAATGGCAAGCAGTCCTTGTTGTGGAAGCAATAGGTGTAGAGGACGCAACCGCTTTTAGTGAGCTTATAGATGATATCAGTTCTTATAGAGTGATTGGTAATATCTATGAAAATCCTGAATTGCTAGGATAAAGGGGTAAAAATATGAACATAAAAGAATTGATTAAAAAATATGAACTACTTAAAAGCAACGGTAATTTAAACGCTGTAGCAATTACAGAAATAATAAACGATTTGAAGCGATTAAAAGGATCACAGGAAGTAGAAATACCGCAATTTGTGGGCAATTATATTACATTTGCTAAAGAAAATGGTTGGGATATAGAAAAAGCTATGTGTCATGTAGTTGATGAAGATGGTGACGAACTGAGGTTATGGTTTTACAAAGATAATAACATGGACGTATTTTCCCATGCGTGGCTTGATGGTTATAAAATAAAAAAAGAAACCCGATATAAAGTTAGAGTGAAAGGTGTAAGGGATATTGAAGGGGTTTTAACCTACCATAAAGGTAGAAAATATTGGACTTTTAGCGGAGGAAATGAATTTGGTCCTTTTCGTATAAGTCACACACGCAAAGAACTAGAAGAAGCAGGTTATAGTTGGATCTTTAATTGTGAGGGAATTGAAGTTGTAAAAGTAGAAGAATGAGACTTCTGAGGACGAAAGCGATAGTTTTTGTCCTTGGGAGTTTTCTTTTTTACACAATAGCATAAAATTGTAATTAAAAAACATTAAAAAATAATCACAAAATAGTTGACAAGAGGAAACGTGAAGTGTATAATATAATCATAATCAAAAAAATGAAGTTAAGGAGAACTAATTATGGAATTAAAAGTAAAAGGATCATACGACAAGAAAAATGAACGTTGGTATGTAGAAACTGACGAAACTACAGTTGAAGAAATGAATAGCTTCCTAGAGGAGCATGACTTTGATGTATTTGAAGCATGGCTAGGATATTTAGAAGATGGAATGAGTAGCGAAGCATTAGCGTTTGTTGATCTGCTTCAAACTACTAAAGATGAAATTGAACTTGCAGACGGTAGCAAGATCAAGCTAGTAGAGCATGAATAAAAGCAATCAGGAGTATGAGTAAGAATGGAAAAACGATATACTAAAAAAGACTTTTATGTGGGGCAGGAAGTTTATGCTGAGTGCGTTGGTACAGTTGGTTCAAGGTTGGGAAAAGGTAGCATTAGCACGGAAACTGTAACAAAAGTAGGAAGTAAATACGTTACGACCAATAAGCGGATCTATCGTATTACAGATGGAATAGAATCTACTGATTATACTGCTGATTTTGTATTGTGGATTGATAAAAATGAGTTGGAAACAAAAGTGGCTAAAGATAATGTATTCACGAAGCTAGTAGATTTGTTCGGAATTGGTTATGGTGGACTACAAAACCAAAAACTTTACAAGAAATTGAGCCTAGAAGATTTACAGAAAATTGAACAAATTATAGACAAGGCAATGGAGGAATAAATAGAGCATGATCGAAAAATTAACTAATTTAGACGGAGCATTATCTTTGCTAGGGGTTGTAAAAGTAGCAGTCCTAATCATTATGACAATCTCATTCATGTTTCTTTGTTATTTCTTGAAGAAAAAAGAGCAAAGATGGGCTGTACTTCATGCGGTGAATATTTTAGCTATGCTGTATTTTTACGTTACAAGTGTCAATGACAGACCAGTAGAAATGTATTACAATATTTCTAAACATGGGAATAGCCTAGATTTTAAACTTAAAACTCAAAAGAGTGTTGGTTTAGCATTGGAAGATAGTGCAAGCGCAACAATTAAGAAAGAATCGCAAGATGGGTATTCGATTGTATTTAGAGGAAAACAATACATTATCCCTAAAGGGGCTGTAAAAGAAGCTGAATAGAAATTTAAAGGAGTAAAACAAATGGAAGTATTTAATGCTATTGGAACAATCTTTAATTTTCGAGGAAAACTAAAGAAAAAAGAATTGATTGGATCATTTACAACGTCTGAACTAGCTAGAAATGCAGTTAGTAAAGTAGCAAGCAACTATGACGAGGTTGAAATTGTTATCACAAAAATTGACAGTTTAGCATTGCAAGAGTTGTAAAATAGGATCAGGGAGTTTGAAAAAATGGGTTATACAGGTTGGCTTATGCCAGATGGGGTGTTTTTTCCTTGCGGACATAAAGAGCATAGAGAAACGTTGTTAGAATTATTAGAAATGCCTCAATACAAAGATTTGAGAGCAAAGAATATAGAAAGAGGGAAGTGGTATAATCACGAACCAGAAGGAAGTGTCTGCTTTTGGGATACTGATTTTAAGTTTGCTAGTTTTGAAGGTGAAATGACAAAACCAGTTGAAGATTTTCTGATTAAACACTTCCCAGAGTTTAATGACGAGCAAAAACTAAGTATTTATTATAAGTTTCACCTTATAAAAAATAAGACTAAAGAGCAGGAAGAAGCATTGAAAAAATTCAAGAAATATGGATAAAAGGGGTAAGTGTTAAAAATGGGGCAAGGACGAACAACGGATAGCATTGTATGGCAGTTGCCTATAGCAAGTGCAGAAAACAGTAACACAGATTATATTCATGGCAATGCGAAACCTCATGCTTTTGTGGTTTATGATGATGAAATCGTGAACAATTCATTGTGTAAGAAATATAGTCAATGGGCTAACGAATATGAAAATATCAACATTGAAAGTGTAGAAGAAACGTACTTATGTAAGAAGTGTTTATGTTTGTATAAAAAATGGATAGTTGAAAAGGAGACATAAAATGGAGCTAAAAGGTAAAACAAAAGTTGGAGAACTTGTCACTTTATTATCTAAACCAGACAGCTATTCTATCGAAGTGGTGAACGAAGAAAGTGATAACGGTAAGAAGAAAAACGAAAAAAGCAAGAAAGAAAAAGAGAGCATTGGCAACTATAAAAATGACTTTCCAAAAGGAACAGTTGAAATGCAGGGAGTGAAAAAACTTTCTGACAAAGAAACTAGCGTGAAATTGAAATTTGCAGGAGAGCGTTTGACTTTTTCTTTTGTAACTGAGACACCATACGAAAAAGTGGTAGAAATTTTAAAGTGAGAGAATGATTGATGTTTAAAAAGAAAACGTTGGTAGTGAGCTATATTTATAGTTTTGACTATTCAAAAGAACCAGTAGAACTTAATGAGCTGATGTTTAAGGAAGTTCCAGTAAAAAAGAAATGGGGAAAGTACGTTTTACTTAATTCTGAGGATCAAGCACGTTTTGGTTTATCAGTAACAAAAAAAGACTTTGAGAAAGTCTTGAAAAAAGGGTGTTACTATATTGTGTTTTTTGAATGTCATTCTGCGAAAAATGTATTTAAAGCCAGTAGGCTGTTTAATAAAGAATTTGTTGCTGACGTGGAAGATCTTTTAAAATAAAGGGGAAATAAATTGACAAAGACAACTAAGAAACATAACCTAGAAGCAAGCAAGCAAGCAAGCAAGCA